ATCACTTTTAAGTCTTTCTACTTGAGTTATATAAACTGCTGCTGTGCCCTCAATACCAGCACCTCCAGCTGCTTCCGTACTCATTTTATTACCACTGGTAACAGTTATCGCACCAGTAGTTGCATTTTTAGACACAGTCTGAAATCCGTTTTCGGATCTGACTGGTCCTGAAAAAGTTGTTGTTGCCATTTTAATTTCCTAGTTAAAGATATAGTCCTCTAGGGTGTCTGCCAAGCCAGTCTATATCAGTTAAAAATTCTTGGTAATTACAGTATACATAAAAAAAGGGGACTATGTAAGTCCCCTCATACACCTTTTAGGGAGTGGTGTTTTTATTATGCAGCTCCAGGAGAGCCAAAAATACCTCTTGGATCAGAAAAACCAAAAGAATATCTTTCCCTTGCTTTAAATCTTACATTTCCTGTATCGAAGTCACCTTCAATAGCAGTTTTGATTGGGCTTCTTACGAACATTTTTAATCCGTTAGGAGCGTCAGTCATAATGAAGAAAGCATCAGTATCAGTCAAGAAATGATTTATTCTATAACCTTGTGGGATCATCCCCATTGAAGCCATAGCGTTAATATCATTATCAGCTGTACCGACTCTTTGTGGAGACTTCATAATTCTCTCAGCAGTAAATTGTAATTCTTTTGGAATTATTAACTTTACGCCTTGTAATGAAATCTTTAAACCTCTCTCATCAGTCATCGCAGCGATGTCAATTAATGACTGCTCTAATGATGTTTCAGATAAGTCAGCAGCTGTTGCTAATTCATTTGCCATTGTACCACCACTTAATAATGGATGAGCGTCAGAACATAATTCTACGCCATCACCACCTTTAAATGATGAATTGAATGCGTTGTTAAGAACATTTGCAGCTTTTACTTGCTTAGTATTTGACATACTTCTTGCTAAAGCTCTAGTGTATCTTGCAGCCAATCTGTCATACAAATTATCTTCAATTGCTTCTTCAGTAATCGCAAAAGCCATAGCTATGGTCTCATGTGTATACCTTGCAGTAAAAGATTCATTTGCATCATCAAATTGAACAGCTCCACCCTCTGCTTTCACAGGAGCAGATCCAAAACCACTTAACATTACTTCTTCTTCAAAAGCTCTGTCAGATGCTTCAGTTTCAAAAATTTCTGCATGTTCATTTTCGTACCTGTTATATTCCAAACCGAAAAGTGCGTTCAAGCCTGGTTCTAACTCTTTAACTAGTTGGGTTCTTGATATTGCCATAAATTAATCTCCTATATACCAGTTGTAAGCGATGTAGTCTGAGAATCATATCTTGACGCATTCGCATTAAAGTGAGCATTAATCCTAACAATATAAGGTATACCTGCTACAGTAAAATCAGAGTTTTCAGGATCTTCTTGAATACCCACGATTCTTAAAGTGTGTGTAGCATCAGTTGCTGCTGTACTTGTGTCAAGAACACCAGTAGATATACCAGTTGTATTATTACCTGCATTTGCATTTACCATTTCAGCGTTAGCAAAAATATTAGCTCTGTGAAGAGCCTCAGTATTTGTGCTACCATCTAAATCAGATGCAACTACAAACAATTGATTAGGATCATCATAAACAAAAGCCTTTACTGGGTGATTTGAATCAGCTCCAGATCCAGGCCAGTTATTAGAGAAAATCTTTTCTCCAGTGGTACTAGATACATACTCACAACCATAAAAAACTCCAAGAATAGCTACGCCATCAGATCCACCAGTAGTGTCCCCCACGATGTCAATGACTCCTGCTGTTAAAGGTTTAACAGGCGACCCTTGGTAAATTCTATTGGAGTTTCCAGTGGCTATTCTGTATTCTGTAGTACCAGTACTATTATAGTTTGATCCCAATTTATTAAGAGGTCTCAAACCAAAAGCTACGTTACTATTAGCCATAATTTTTTCCTTATTTTATAATTAATAATTAACTCCCTTTACGAGAGCCTCCAAAACTTACCCTTGACTGTCTGTCAATATTGACAGGCATCTCAGGACGTTGTTCCCTTAGAATATCGTTATCAACGGCTTTAACTTGATCAGAAGTAATGCTTTGAAAATACTTCTTGCGTTGTTCGATTATTTCTTCAGGTATCCTTGCCAACACAAGGCCACCAACCCCAATTAACCCCTGATATTGACCTTGTTGTATCACTGGATAATCATGATCTCCTAGCTGATTTTTAACTTCTTCAGCTCTGACGAACTCCCAGCCTTCTCTTAATTTTTTAGATACATTACCTGTATCCATATAACCAAGACTTTCGGTTCTTATCCAACGATGCTTAAAGCCCTGTGGTGCAGGGGGTGCATCCAGACTTGATGGTGGAGTCCAAGGTTTGTTTCGTACTTCTTTTGTTTCACTTGAACTGCGTGAGGTTCTTGCTTTACTATTCATATTTTTACTCCTTCACGAATTTAGCGTATTCTTCTAATGGCACCCCTAATTTTTTAGCTATTGCTACTTGTGATCGGGTGAGAGTCACTTTTCTGCGTCCTTCTTGTTTACGCCCCGCTGAGGCAACCGTCTGGACGGGTTTTTTTTCTGCCGAAAACTTCTGAGGAAAATACTCAGTGAGTTTTCTGTCTATCTCATTGTAATACTCATCGGACTCTGAGTCAAACCCCTGACTCACTAAATCTTCATGAATCCCATATGCAGCATTAGTCATGACTTTGTCTTTACCAAACCATTGATTTTTATCTGCCCAGCTTTTTGCTCTTTCACTAGGCTCTGGTCTTTTTGGTTGTGGCTGTTGAGCAGGTTGTTTTACTTCCTGTTCCTTTTGTTTCTTTTGTTGTTCCTTTTGTGCTGTTTGTAATCTTGCTTTTTCTTTTTCTACTGCTAATTGTGTTAACTTATCATTAGCTTCCATAATTTTATCTGAATCTTGCTCTTCAATAGCTTTCTTTAGAACATTTTTTACTTGCTCTCTTTGACTATCTACTCTTGCTTCATATTCTTTTAAATAGTTGTCATCAGATGTTGTGAATTTTTGTTCAGCGTCTTGATATTTCTTTTGTAAACCTTTTGCATAATCTAATGCTGCTTTTTCTCTTCTTTCCGCTTCTCGCATTTTTCTTGTAAGTCCATCTATTCTTTTTTGAACTTTATTAGACATTGACTGAAGGTCATCACCTTCTTCTTTGACTTCAGGTTCTGTTTTTTCTATCTCTGCTTTTGTATCTTTTTTGACAGGATCTGAATATCCTAAATCAACTTCTTCAAGAACAGGTTTCTCTTCTTCTTTTGTTGCATTTGATACTTCTAATGTTTCTTCTTTAACATCATCAATATCTAATTCTATTTGTTCGTTTGTATTAGCCATGTTATCTCCTTAAAATAATGCCAGAATGTCTTCTGGTTTTTTAATTGTTCCAATGATCTCATCATCATTTAAAATTCTATGCTCACCAAATTTAGTTTTAAATCTAGCTCCAGCATATCTACCATAAATAACAAATTGTCCTTCTTTACACCAAGGCCCATCTGGAAATTTTTCTTTGTCTTTATAACAAAGGTCACCCATTTTAACTACAAGTCCAACAACAGTTGTCATTTGTATGTTCTCTTGTGTTTTATCAGATAAATATACACCACCTTCTGTTTTGTTATTTCCAGAGTATGGTCTTACTAATAATCTGTATCCGACTGGGTTAGGTATTATTTTAAGATATTCTTCGGTTTGTTTTGCACCTTTTGGTACGAGTATTTTTTCTTCACTTTGTAAATAGCGTTTAGGTTTTATTAAAGTCATCTAAATCGTTCTCCTTTTTTAGCAGGTCATTAAGATCCCGTAGCAATGCTTCATAAGCACTGAGTTTTCCTTTAGCATACTGCAACTTTTCTATTGTGTCTATACTGTAACATATATCTTCTTTAACATCTTCCAACTTTTTTCTGATAATACGTCTAAATTGTTGAATGGTTTCTATATCAAGCATATATTCTCAAATCACTTTTCGGACCAAGTTTCTTTCTATGACGTAACGCTTTTGTTTTATACCTACGTTTAATTTTCTTGGTTTCTAATTTTACAAAATGTTTTATTTTTTTTGCCATATCAATAAGTAACAAAAGCTAAGCAAGACATAATGATAATAACATAAACTACAAAAAAAGCTGTAACCATATCATCGTCTTCTTTCTTCATCATATTATTTTTAATTGAAAATCTTTTTCTTTTAATACCAACATAGCTTTTGTTTCAATCCAGACTTTTGCACCACAGGACAATGGTTTGTCTGGACTATACACAACTTTGCTATCTCCTTTTATTACCACTTCTTCGGCATAATAATTTTCTTTAGAAGTTTTAACAGTAATAACAGGATCATCTTTTTTATTTTTTTTATTAGAGCGTATGACATGTTGATTGATATGAATGCGTTTTATCATTTTTTCATATTATCCCTAGCTATGCCTTTTGACTTCTCGAAGGATCTCATGGCTCCGAGGCCAAGTAACGACATAACTAACGTGACGAGCCCCTCCATTTCCAAACTTGGTGGCATCAAATCAGGATTAAACATAGTAGCAAACCAATTTAAAATCGGGCCTATGAAAAACTGCCATAGTAGCCCCAAGCAACANACCCACATTATTGCNGNGCGGGCTCCGCTTACAAATATACTAGGATGTTTAGCCTGCTCTTTATTAATATCTAGTTGTCCTTTTGCTAATTCTTGTGCATGCTTTTCTGCCATCGTTGCAATCTGATGAGCTAGTTTATTTTTTTGATCTTTGTCCTCTATAAATTTACCTAACAATTTAGTAGCAGGTCCTATTAATGCAGTAAGTGCCATTATACTTTCTCCCTTTTATAAATTAATTTTCTATCACCTTCTCTTACAACTTGAAAACCTATTTTTTCTAAACACCAATTTATTGATTGTTTATTAAAAGTTTTATGATCATCTAAAATCAAAATACTCTCATCTTCCATATGTCGCATAAAAAACGTAATTTGTTCTCCAACAGCTAATGTAGTATGTGGCCCATCTAAATGCACCACTGAATATTTATCATGCATCTGTATTTTACCATCAATACTTAATGGGTATCCACCTTTCATAGTTTGAAAAAAATACGTATCAGGAAACTCAAAAAAAGCAAACTCTTTATATTTGACCAAATCATACAA